TAACAGCACGACCGAAGATGTGGACTTTGAAATATTTGGGTATTCTGGCAAAGATCTCATCAAGGATCTCAAGTTGAGAAAGACATTTCACACGACAAACATGCACTTATTTCATCCCACAAAGGGTATTTACAAGTACACGACCCCTGAAGAGATTCTACATGACTTTGTGGAACTTCGACTTGAACACTACAAGAAGCGCAAGGCACACCTCATCGATGTACTCGAAAAGAGGGCGGAGTTGTGTGGGCATAAGTCTAAGTTTGTCTCTATGGTAATTGAAGGAAGCTTAGTGGTTTTCAAAAGGAAGAAGCAGGAACTCGAACAAGAAATGTCTAAGTACTTCCCCAAAATTGATGGAAACTGGGACTACCTTCTCAACACAAAGACTGTCGAGTATACCGATGAGCGCGTTAAAGCACTGATGGATGAAGCGAAACAAGCGAACATTGATTTGGAACGTATGATTAGGACGAGTCATATCACAATGTGGAAAATGGATATTAAAAATATGTGAGTAGTAAGTAGATATGGGTGAGGCTGCTAATATAGCTCTCAGTGCTATTGGAATGCAGGATACACATCTTCTTTCCAAAGACCCAAAGAACTCATTCTTTAATCCATCATATCAACAACATTCACAGTTTCGCAAATATCATAATGTACATCGTGTAAGTGAAAATGGTAATAAAACGACATGGCCATTTGGTGAAACAGTCAAAGTTACTCTTAATCCACAAAATATGGGAGATTTACTTACAAATTTATGGATACACGTTGATTTACCTGAATGGACAAGTATTTCTACTTTCACACCAGGAATTGGACAACAAGCGGAACTATATATATTTGGGATGACTCTAGAAGAAAGTCCGTATGATACATATGAAGAATTTTTGAATACAATGATAGCGGCAGGAGATCCGGGTTCGGGAGCTCCAAATGCTCAAATGTGGTCGTATATTGTAACGGATTTTGATTATACTTCTAACCCAAGCAGTTTTACTTGGGAGAAGTTTACTGAATATAAGGAATGGAAAAATTTTGGTATTCCTGGTACAGATGATCAAACGTTACAGGATTTGTATGGTACAAGCTTTTACACGGGGGCACCACCTCACCTACTTGTTCCACCTGAAGCAGCCCAACCGAGTGGAAGTGGTTGGGCTTGGGATGTGCAACTATTAGGTAGAAAAATAATAAAAAGTGTTAAGTTTATCGTAGATGACCAAGTATTAGAAGATATAACCGCAGACTGGTGTATTATTTATGATAACATGTACCAAACGGAATCCCAAAAATATACTGCAAACAGCGCATATAACAGAAATATAGTTGGTGGATACGAGAGAGACGCTGGAAAGTCTGAATCTAGAAATAAGCTTTTTATTCACATCCCATTCTTCTTTTCCCAGAGTTATGCCGGAGATGTATACTCGAATAATAAACAAAATAAAACCCCGTTCCCGTTATGTGCAATTCATAAACAGAAAATTATGCTTGAAATTGATTTTTTTAAACATTCATTTTTTACTCTCTATTATCCCAATTTTTCAATCAATGGTGATATTGGGAGAGGACCTCCACCCCCACCACCAGCTAAAAAGTTGTTAGATTTTAATATTATAACGGAAGAGATTACACTTTCTAATGAAGAGTCTTTGTTTTTCAAAACTAATAACAGAGAGATTATTTATGATTTTGTGAATAAACATTCATCTATGCAATTAGAAACAAATAGAGGTAAACGATCATTTGAAATACAATTAGAGCCATCTATACCCGTAAAATGTCTTCATTGGTTTTATAGGTACAAAGGATACGAAGACGAAGATGAATATAGACATATAGAAACTACAGATGTACTTCCTGACAAGAGAGCTTTCATAACATCAAATAGGTTTAATTTTACTAAAGCACAATATGTAGGTAATAAAATAAGCTCAGCACCACACATTTTAAAAAGTGCATATTTTTCGTTGAATGGTGAACGTTTCCCGAATATATCTAACATCACATACGAATACTTTTACAACTACATCCCTATGCAATCTCAGTTATCTACATCGGGTAATGTAGTTGAAGGTGCATATCCAACACCTATAGGTGCTTACAGATTCAATTACGTATACTCTTATAATTTTGCGATGTATCCTAAAAGTACAATGCTTTCGGGATTTCTTGATTTTTCAAGGCTAAACTCTGATAAAACTAAACTTCATTTTGAATTAAATGACGATATAGACCTCCTACATGGAGGTAATGGATCATCGGTTGATCCCTCTCGTTTAGTTAACCCTGAATATAACTTTCATTTATACTATACAGGTTTTCGGGTTCTTAGATTTAACAATGGTTTTGTGTCAATCACTTAAAAATAAAATATATAAAATAAACAGGGATTAACTCATGTCCGGTAAATTACAAATAGCTATATCAGGACTACAAAATGAGTTTATATCAGGTAACCCAACATTTTCTCATTTTTTGTCTGCTTTTAAAAAGCATACAAAATTTGCCTTTAATGTAAACGAATTCCCATTAGTAAATGCCAAATTAGGTGAAGAAACTCAATGTATTATACCAGTGGATTCCGGTGACTTAATCAGTACATTAACACTAAGATGGAAGATGTATTTTAAATCTTCAATAAGTTCAACTTCTACGTCATTTGTGCAACCATTTCACAACAATATTGGTATACACGGAATAGATTACGCAGAACTTTATATTGGTGGACAACTTATAGAGCGAATAACGGGTGATTGGATTTACTTATACCACTTGTTTAATACAGCCGATTATATTTTTTCAGATTCTATTCTTTACCAAACTCAGGCCGTTCGTACCAATCCATACAATACTTATTATAGACTTCCAGGGACTGATTCGGTATTCGACGCAGCGAGCGGATCCCATATATGGACTTTACAACCAATGCATATTGACTTACCGTTTTATTTTTACAAGAATTTATCGGCATCCATATTAGCGTGTAAACTCAATAAACAAAACTGTTACGTAAAAATCAAGTTTAAGTCTCGTGATGAAATAATACCCAGCTATATGAGAGCAAATGTAATAGATACAAACATAGAATCGGCTTCAATATTAACAAAATACACATTTTTGGATGACGATGAACTAAACTATTTGAAATCACGACCAATTAAACAATTAATAACACAAACTCAGTTACAGAAATACAAGATACCCTACGAACCATTTCCACAGGCGCCTCCAGGAACGCAATTGCCACCAAGTGTGTACAAAAGAAATTTTGAAATACCACTAACGCTACATAATCCGATTAAAATTGTTCACTTTTTCATAACGTACAGTCCAGTAGATGGAATTGCATCCGGGTTGCCACGGACACATGAATTTAAGTCGGCAGGAATTAAATTTAATGGTAATTTCTTGTTTGATGATTCATACGCTAAATCAGTGTATGATAATAGAATCAAGAATTCTGTATCCTCTACGATAGGTGGGTATGGAACCGCTCGTATCGGTAGTTACTCCTTTGCATTATACCCTACTAGTAATGAACCATCAGGTCACTTAAACCTAAATCGTATAATTGACAAGACATTTGTAATAGACCCAGGTTGGATTGAAGGGGTACTTAACATTTACGGTACATGTTACAACATGATAGTATACTCAGATGGTTTGTGTGGCTTAAAATATTAAGAACATAGTAGGATATGGCTGGTCGTGTTCAAATATTAGCAAAGGGTCACGTGAGTGATCAATTATTAAATAACCCGTCATTTTCATTTTTTACAAAAAAAATCAGTAAATACACGAATTGGTCAGATGAAACATTTAAAATGACTTTTAATAAAGACATCCATACAGGTGATTTCATTGATGCTACAATTCCAGCAAAATATGGTGACGTACTCAAGGGGGTGACATTATCATTTAAAGTTGAGGATATACTTGGTGCAATGACCAATCCACCGGCTTCGATGTTATCGCTGAATCCACCAGACAGAGCTTTAATTGAAAAATTTGGGGTTTCCGTTATCGACTATGTGGAACTATTTTTAGGAGATCAACTAATTGATAGGGTGACTGGACACGATATATTTATTTACAACGAACTACATACACCTGAATCACAACACGGAAACTTAACTTCTTTACAGGGTAGTCACTTTGTGTCTAGTTATGGTTCTGGAACATTTGTACAAGAATGGCTTGATGGTCAACATCAACAAACTGTTGGTGGGGCGGGCTTCGCCGACAACGAATATAGAACACATATCCCGTTTTATTTTCACAATCGGCCTAAACACGGATTTCCTCTATACGCTGTTAATAAACAAGAACTTAAACTTCGCATAAAACTAAGACCTGCACGAGAACTTCTGTTTGTAAATATCACCAGCACCTACACCGTCCCACCCGGCGAGTACGATTCCGGTACAACGGTAAATATGCCACTTTCATATATCTGGGATCCTATAGCTGAGAGGAGCATTGATGGGAATATTAAACTACAGGATTTTACGGTCGATTTGGATTTAGTGTACTTAGATAAGAGTGAACGTTGTAAATTACAATCAAAACCATTTAACGTGTTAATAGAACAACATCAACACAATAAATTTTATATTGAACCACGTTCTAAATACGGAGAATTTAGACTAGATTTTAAAAATCCAATAAAAGAGATGTATTTCATAGCAAAAAATGACCGACCCGAACTAGATGAACCAATTTTCTCTAACAATTTGAATCAAATACGCGGCATTCCGTACAGTGCGTATGGGTTCGATTTCACTCAATGGCAAGCTGATGTTGTATATGCTAAAAAGCCTGTTCCTTTATTTTATTCACAACAGGAATTGGTAACCTTAGAATGTGACGGTGTAAAAATTCTAAACGAAATCACGGGTAACAGTAAATTTCTAGCGTACTCTATTCCACATATATATCATAAAAGGTCACCTGTAGGTCGTCGTATAAATGTTTACAGTTTCGCTTTATACCCAGATAAATTGGAACCAAGTGGACATTTAGATTTCAGTGTAATAAAAGATGCAAAATTAACAATGTCATTAACTCGTGATGGTTCTTTCGGACCATCAACAGCGTACTTTCAGGTCGCGACTGGTTATTCTCCACTATATTTTTTTAAAGAGGTAAGAGTCATAGCTAAAAGTTACAACGTCCTTCGTTTCGAAAATGGTGCAGCTAAATTACTCTTTTAAGTTTTTGAAAAGAGATGCCTTATTGCCACTGATGAAATTTAAATTTGACGCAGTTGAATTTCGTGAGATGTCCATAACAGATCAAATGTAGAATTGGAGAATTGATATTAAAAATATGTGAGCAGTAAGTAGATATGGGTGAGGCTGCTAAAATTTCTCTCAAAGCTATTGGAAAGCAGGATACACACCTCCTTTCCAAAGACCCGGAAGATTCGTTATTTAATTATAATCTAAAACAACATTCGAATTTTGTAAAATATTACAAAGTGCGAAATATATCTGAAAAAGATGTGCCAAATTGGCCCTTTGGGAAGACTATAAAAGTACAATACAATCCCCAAAATATGGGTGACTTTCTTAGTAATATATGGATTAAATTGAAATTACCAAAAACAACTGATGAAAGTGAGTGGTATTGTTCTCAGATTGGTCGTCATATTATAAAAAAAATAACAATGTATGTTGACGAAGTAGTGATAGAAGAGATTGATGACGTGTGGTGTGTAATAAATGACGTGGTGTTTTCAGATGAAAGTGAACGAAGTGGTAATAATTTTCTTTTAAATCAAAATCATCCTGAATACGAACCTAGTATACAAAGACTTAAACTAGCATCCCAATTCAGTGAGATGGATATAAAATATCCAATACCATTCTTTTTTTGTGGAAAACATAGTATTAGAGATTACAAAGAAAACGAATCAAAACGTGCATATTTCCCAGTTTGTGGCATTCATAAACAAAAAATACATTTTGAAATTACATTTCACGAACAAACATTTTTTACAAACATAACAGACACTATTGTTTTGGATAGTTTTGACATTATAACAGAAGAAATTAAAGTATCAGAAAGTGAACGTAATTTTATAACTTCAGAAAATTATATTATGACTGTACAAAAAACATTAAAACATCCCGAAGAAGTGAGTGACATAAACAACAATAAAATCTATATAAACTTAGTTCCGAGTATACCTGTGTCATCTTTTCACTGGGTATTACGAGATACAAAATTTGAAGATGAATTCGATGCAAATGGTTCTTATTCACCCTCCGAGGACAACAAGTTAGCATTTATGAATAGATTTAATTTTACTAGGAAATGGTATNGTGAANNTGNANATTATANCTGGAATGGTTATNNAAGATATATAAGAGATGGAATGGATATATTACAAAAAGCTAAATTTTATTTAAATGGTCAACAATTACCCAGAATAATATCTAATGATAGTACATTTTTCAAAACCTATATACCGAATAGACATCTCATAAATTATAAATCATTTTTTTCGTGTATGTACATGTACTCATTTGGATTATACCCAAAGAGTTCGAATCCAACGGGCACGTTAGATTTTTCAGGGTTAAATTCAGAAAAGACAATACTGGAAATAGAAATAGCACCAGAACTAGCTGCTAACAGTCAATATAGAGTTTTATTATATTACAAGGGATACGAAACGTATATGATAAAAGATGGTTTTATTTCAAAACGATATTAAAAAAAACATAACATAAAAGTAGATGAGTGGGTTGATACATTTAAACTCATCGGGTCACATTAACAAATGGATTACAGGGAAACCGGATTTTTCATATTATCTGTCCATGTTTAAAAGATATACAGATTTTTCATTCGAGTTGATCGAAAGGCCATTTTCAGGTTTAAAATCTTTTGGTAGTATAATTACATGTGATATACCTACTGATGAAGGAGATTTAGTTACGAACATCACTCTTTCAGTGGAACTTACATCAGATTTATCAGAGACGGAACTACTAAATGTTTATACATTTAATGCAGGTGCGCGTCTCATTGAATATGCCGAATTGATTATAGGTGGTCAAATTATAGAAAAAATTACGGGTGATTATATACAAATACACCAGATATTATATAATTCACCTGTATCCACTANAAATACCGATTTATCAATTCTAACTGGACATAATAACTTACCAAATTTTGGACTTTATAATACAAATGTTAAATTTTTGATTGATTTACCATTCTTTTTTTATAGAAATTCACAATTAAGTGTACCGATATGTGCATTAAACAAACATAATCTACAATTAAGAATTAAATTGGCAGAAAAAAAAGATATCTACNTGTCATACACGGAAGAGTTATCAGATCCCAAAAAAATTGAAAANATATCATTATTAGTAAGATATGGTTTTTTATCTAAACCAGAAATTGATTTTATGAGATCAACACAGTTAAACTATATTATAACACAGTTACAATATAGCAACATTATCATAAAACATAATGACGAAAATAAAACTAAGCGAATGTTATTAAATTTTAAACATCCGATCAAAGAGTTGTATTTTTTTAATAAGAGAAGACCCGAACCGGGTAAAGTTTTTAATAGCAAAGTTTTAGGTGACATTCCCATAAAACGCGCAACACTTAAAATCAATGGTGAAACCTTATTTGAAGAAGATGGATTATATCTAGAATATTTGCAACCATATTTTAACCACACAGGTTTAGCCAGATATAGAGTATTCGTACCAAAACTATATATGTACTCATTCGCGTTAGATCCAGAAAACCCGGAACCCACGGGACAATTAAACATGAGTCGTATAATACATAAAGAACTTACAATAGAGTTTGACATCACAAACGCCGAACTATGGACATTGGAAGATGATTCTTCACTTGAAATATATGGTCTTAATTACAATATTGTAACATTTCAAAATGGATTATGTGGCTTAAAATATTCATAATATAAAGTATAAATGGCTGGTCGTTTACAACTGAACACAGTCGGTAATGACATCATATTTCCTTATGATGAACCACAATTTTCACATTTTTCACAAATATTTAATAAACANACCAATTTTGCTCGGAAGAATTTTCATATAAAATACGATAATATATTTAAATTTGGTGGTCTTACCACAATCAATGTACCACAAAATTCAGGTGATCTTTTAAATAAAGTTATACTCAAGGTCACTTTGCCACAAATTCCGAGTATACCAGGTGGNTACGANCCNGACGGTAATTACAGTCCAAATCATAATGAAAATAATGTGTACCAATTTCAACCAGTTAGGATTTGCTATCAGGAATCAGTTGGTCATGCTCTCATAGAGTACATCGATTTAAAAATAGGAAATCAAATAATTGAAAGAATAACGGGTGAAACGTTACAAATACATAGTGAAATATCCGACGATTCCGGTAAACAAATAATACACAATAAACTTATAAATAAATTTCCCGATCCATCGCGACGTGATGCGTGCAGTTCAGTGCCAGTTGCATTGAATAACGACCCGGATAACAGCGACANTGNTTACGNTATAGATGATAATGAACTTGCGGGTTTTACAGGGGATTTGGAAATGATGTTTAACATACCATTTTATTTTTCTAAAAATCCAAAATTATATTTACCTATCTGTTCTATATATAAACAAGAAATATCTTTTGATATTAAATTTAGAAATTTTGAAGATATTATTGTCGAATATATAAAACCAAATTTTTATAGCGCAACATGGGGTGTACCTTGGTTTACTNTTGGTGTTAATGAAGTTAACAATGATTTAAAAAAATATTTGAAAGATATTGAAATTAAAGATGGTGATTTTATTATTGAACAAACCTTTTTAGATAATATAGAAAAAATTAGGTTAAAAAATCGTAAAACTGATTATTTGATGACTGAAACACAATTACAATCATTTGACATGAATGAAGAAATGGGAAAAGTACCAGAAAAACAATTTAACCTAAGTTTTAAAAATCCAGTCATAGAATTATATTTTGTAATCCAAAGAAAAAATGGTACGGATATCGGTACAAATAATACACCACTTCCTAGAACAAACCTTGTAATTAAAGGTTCTACATATGTTACACATTTTGATTATGACAATAGTTCAGATGAACATGTAGAACACCAAGATATTGGTGATTATGACTCAACATCTACAGAAAGACCTTTAGCACACAGTGGAACGTGGGATAATTTAGAATATTTAACACTTACCCTAGATGGTAATGATGTTATAACACGTGAAATTGGTGACTACTTAATGTTAGGAACATCCCAATTTAATCTACATCACAAACGAACGCCTCAAAGTAGAAGATTTTATATGTACAGTTTTGCTTTAAA